AAGGCTGGAGTCGGGCTGGGGCAACCGATTCGATGGTTGGGAGCAGCCTGCAACGTATGGGCTGGAAGCAATCGATTTCGTGCACGAGTCGGGCATATTGGGTGCGGGTAATGAGTTGCTGGCGTGGCAGCGGCACGTCCTGTGTCGTGGCTTGGAGCACGATGGGGTCGGTAACTTGCGTTGGCCTGTAGTCGTCGTCACCACTAGCCGCCAGTCGGGCAAGTCTTGGCTGCTGCGTGCCTTGGCGTGGTGGCGCATTCACCAGGCGCAGCTATTCGGGGAGCCGCAGCTGCTAATCCACGTTGCTAACCTGCAGAAGACGGCGCGGGAAATCTGGCAAGGCCCCGCCAATGTGGCGCTCGAGCAGTACGGGAAACAGGCTGTGCAGAGCAGCAACGGCAACGAGCGCATCACTATTCCGGACGGTAGCCGCTGGCTGCTGCAGGCAGCTAATAAGAACGCTGGCATTGGGTACAGCGTCAGTTGCGCCGTGGTGGACGAGGCGTGGAACGTGAGCCGCGAAGTGGTGGAGGAAGGCTTGATGCCGGCTCAAGCTATGCGCAACCAGCCGCAAATCTGGCTCATCAGCACAGCTGGCGACAGCAGCAGCGACCTACTGCGGGCCTACCGCGAGCAGGCATTGAACCCCGCTATGGACGACGTCGATGTGTGCCTTGTGGAGTGGAGCGCGCCACCGGAATCACCTGTTGATGATGAAATGACGTGGATGTGGGCTAGCCCCCAATTCGATGAACGCAGGCTGGAATTCCTGGAGAAGCGCCGCAAGGTAGTGCCCGAAACATTCTTCCGCACCCAATTCCTGAACCAATGGGTTCACGCGGTCGAGGGCTGGGTGCCGCCGCAAGTGTGGGCGCAGGGCAGCGACCCGAAAATGATGGAGCCGCCCGATAGGCCAGCTGACGTGGCTGGAGTCGAAGTCAGCATCGATGGGCTGCGGTACGCCTGCGTGCGCGCGTGGCGGCTAGACGACGAGAAAGTGTTCGTGCGCAGCCACCTAGTACCCAGCCCGCACCTACTGTGGGCCAACTTGGAGGCCGACCCGCCACGCGAGCTGGTCCTGCCACCCAGCCTCCATATGTTCTACAGGGGCCGCAGTATGGCTGTGCAAGCTGGCACCGCTGAAATCCAGCGCAGCGTCCCCGTTCTAGCGCGGGCGCTACGCGACGGCAACGTCCGCTACTCCCCCGACGACAGCAACCTAACCGACCACGTCCTAGCCGCCGTCGTCGTCGTAACCGATGCGGGCAGCCGCCTAAGCACCAAGAAATCAACGGGGCCAATCGAAGCCGCCAGGGCGCTGCTGCTGGCAGTTGGGCACCTACTGAAGCCGTCGGCCCCCAGGCCACGCGCCGTCAGCGCCTAATTCGCGAAGAAAGTCCGAAATATTCCAAGAATCCTGTTTGACCAAGTTACCCTATGGGTAGAACAACTGTGTACGGGGCAACAGGCCCCCGCGATATGGGAGCAACACAATGCGAAACATCAACATCACCAGCGATGTAGCTGAGGACCTGGTTACCGACTGGGTAGCCGACCTGATTCAAGACGGCACGCTGCACTTGGCGCACCAGGACAGCGAAAGCGACCTAGAAATCGCCATTACCGACCTAATCAACCAGCTTGTCTACAGCAAGACCGACGCCCTGGCAGGTGCGTAGCCCCCACAAGCTGCCCCGCCCGTCCTACCCCCCGTGACGGGCGGGGCTCACTTTATCCACAGCAGTTTCCACAAGCCTCGCGCGCGCGTGCGCGCAGCCCCATTATTCGCCTATGGCCCTATGGCCCGTTCGCGCGGTGGAGGCAGTAGAGCTAGCACAGTCGTCTCCCATATCGGCTTCGGCACCTGCCTCCACCGCCAACCTGTACCCCATCACGCCAGAAGCGTTCCAGTTCCTAGCCGAGAACGTGCCCGTCACAAGGCGGGAGGCGTATGCAATACCCGCGTGCGCCCGCGCTGTGGACCTACTAGCTGGCACAACCGCTGCCCTACCGTTAGAGCGCCGCAGCGATGCAGGCAGGCTGCCGCTGGGCTGGGTCGACCAACCAGAAGGTGACCGCCCGCGCTACAACACACTAATCGACACCTGCCACGACCTAATCTTCAATGGCGTTTCTTACTGGTGGGTCAAGCAACGCGACGCGCAAGGCGCACCGAGGCAGGGCTGGTGCGAGTACGTCAGCTTGGACCGCATCAACATATTGGACGACGGCACCGTCATTATTGACGAGCAAACAGTTAGCCAGCGGGACGTTATCGGCTTCCAGGGCTGGCACGACGGCATCTTGAACCACGGCGGGCGCACACTAAGGCAAGCTGGCGCGCTCGAGCTCGCTGCCAAGCGTTACGCGGACACACCTGTACCCGCAATGATGCTGAAGAACACGTCGACGTATGAGCTGAACGAGCAGGAAATCAGTGACCTGCTGGAAGGCGTGCGCGTTGCACGCCAATCGAGCAGCATTGGTTACCTGAACGCGGGCGTCGACATATCAACGCTTGGCTACGACGCGCAGCAGGCGCAGCTAGTGGAGAGCCGGCAGTTCGTGAACGCGCAGATTGCCAACCTGTGCGGCGTCCCATCAGGGCTCATTGCAGCTGCCAGCGCCGCAGGCGCAAGCTTGACATACCAGAACATTGAGCAAGACAACCGCGCCTTCGTTGATTTCGGATTGACGCCGCTGCTGAAAAGCATTGAGGGGCGGCTCAGCTTAGAGGACAGGCTTGGCAGCGCGTGGCGCACGCAAGTTACGCCGCGCGGCAACGTAATCCGGTTCAACGTGAACGGATTACTGCGCGGCAACCCTGAGCAGCGGGCGCACATCTACAGCCAGCTGGTGCCGTTGGGCATCTTGACGGTAGACGAGGCGCGCGCAATGGAAGACCTTTCACCATCGCAGCAGGAAGGAACAGTTCAGCAATGAGAATCGAGTTCACTACGGGCCTGACCGCCACAGATGAGCAGGCGCGCACCATTTCCGGTCGCATCGTCACTTGGGGCGAGGTTGGCAACACGTCACAAGGCCCCGCGCAGTTCAGTAAGGACAGCATCACGCTAAGTGACGACGTCGTACTGCGCCTCGAGCACGACCGCACGCGCCCTATTGGCAAGGCGGTTGCGTTGTCGTTGCACGACGACGGAATGGACGGCGAATTCAAGATTAGTCGCACGCGCGCAGGCGACGACGCACTAATCGAGGCAGCCGATGGGCTGCGCGCTGGCCTAAGCATTGGCGCGAACGTAATCAGTTTCGACGAGGCAGACGGCGGCATCGTTATTACCGCAGCCGAAGTCGAGGAAGTCAGCTTGGTAACGCACCCAGCACTTCCGTCAAGCCGTGTCGCGCAAGTAGCGGCATCAGAAAGCGACCCCGAGACCGTGGTCGACGAACCCGAAGGAGAAGAAGCCGTGGACGAGTCCACTACCGAAGAGCAGGCTGTGGCGGAAGTCACGGCATCGCTTCCAGCAGTACCCGAGCAGCACGTCGAATTCAGCAGCCTTGCTGATTACGTCAATACCTACATCGCTGGCGTGCGGGGAGATAGCAAGGCAATGCAGCGCGTTAGTGCCGCAGTTGCCCAAGATAAGACAACTGATGTGCCTGGGATTATTCCCGCGCCCATTGTTGGCCCCATTATTGACACCGAACTTGGCATTCGGCCTGTAGTGAATGCCAGCTCGAGGCGCACGTTGCCGCAGGCGGGAACCAAGTTCACGCGCCCGCTGGTATCGCAGCACACAGCTGTTGGCTTGCAGAGCGCGGAGCTGGCGGAAATCGCTTCGCAAACTTACAAGGTCACGTCACTCGAGGTGGCGAAGAAGACGTACGGCGGTGCCGTGGAAGTTTCATTCCAGAACCGTGACTGGACTGACCCAGCTGTGCTGCCGCTGATTGTGACCGACCTTGCGAAGCAGTACGCAATCCAGACGGATAAGGACGCTTGCGCAACCCTCGAGGCAGGCGCAACCGCAACCGAGACGCTGGGAAGCAACGATGCGGCTGGCTTGATGACTGGCCTCTACAACGCGGGCGCGGCTGTGTTCGATGGTTGCGGCGAGATGCCCGACACGTTGTTCGCTGCCCCCGACCAGTGGGCGTGGCTGGGTGCCTTGACTGACACCACGGGACGCCCGATGTTCCCGACGCTGGGGCCGGTCAATGCAGGCGGCACCGCGCGCGTCACATCGTTCGCAATGAACCCGCTGGGCCTCAACTTGGTTGTCGACGGCAACCTGACCGAAGGCACGATGATTGTTGGCAAGGCCAGCTACCTCGAGACGTATGAGCAGCAGAAGGGCACCGTTAGCCAGGTCAGCCCGTCGACGCTTGGCTTCACGATGGCCCTGTACGGCTACTGGGCAAGCGTTGTGACGGTCGCAGAAGCGTTCGTCACGGTCACGGCTGCTGCAACACGAGCCGCAACCAAGTAACCAAAGACGGCTGGGGGTCGTTCGAGAGCCTCGCGACCCCCAGCCCCTACTAGTAGGAGCCGGAATGCTGTGGGCAAGCATTGAGGACGTTGCATACAACATTGGGCTGACGCCTGATGACCGAATGCAAGAGTGCCTCGAGGCGGCTAATGCGTGGGCGCAACGTACTAGGCCCGACCTAGATGCCGACGCTGAAGCGCCGTATGACGTGCGGCACGCGGTAATCCTCTATGCGTCGGTCTTGTACCGCAGCAGGGCAACGCTGGGCGCGGTTGCGCAATACGAATCGTTCGACCAGCCCGATGAAGTCAGTAACGCAATGGCGAACATCTACCGCCTAATCGGTTATCACAGGCCGGTAGCCAAATGAGCGTCACTACCGACATCGAGCAATGGGCAGCTGCGCTAGCCAGCAAGACGGGCCTGCGCGTAACTCGCGACCCCGACCTAATCAATCCGCCTTGCCTGTACGTCGACCTTCCAACAATCCAATCACGAACAGCGCAAGGGCTGGTCGCGCAAGTTCCGGTCGCATACATCGCTTCCGGTGCGGGGAAGCAAGCGGGCGACGACATTCTCGACAACCTATTTGGGTTCCTCGAGGGCGTCGGCGCACCGTCGGCAACCCCGCAGTCTCTCACTATTGGGGACATCACATATTCCACTGTCGTAGCCACGGCAACCGTCACGATTTCGAAGGAGTAGACAAAGTGGCAATCACAGACAGCCAGCAAGGGCCAGGAACGCTGACCCTGGGCGGCACCGACTATGGCGTGCAAATCAGCAATGTGCGTCTGGAAGCAAACAAGAACACAGAAGAGGGCACGCCAACGCTGGGTGTGCCTAAGCCTGCCGCAATAGTGACCACAACTTGGTCGCTCGTAGGTGGCGCAATCCAAGACTGGGAAGACGCCGAAGGCTTCATCAAGTACGCATTCGACAACGACGGCGTCGAAGTTGCATTCAGTTGGGTGCCCGCTACAGATAAGGGCGTCACCATTGCAGGCAACTGCGTTGTATCCCCCATCACTATTGGCGGCGACATCGCTACGCAACTGATTAGCGATTGGGAGTTCCCTGTATCCGGAGACCCAACCTGGACTACAGCTGGTCAATTCTCAGCGAAGGCCGCAAGCAAGTAACGACGCAAGGAGGCTCATATGTTCACGCAAGATCTGACAATCGAATACAACGACGGCAAGGAAACTGCCGTAGTTGCCGACCAAAGGGACGTCCAGGAGTTGGAACTGTTCTGTATGCGACGGAAAATCAGTTCCAACCCTGGGCAGTCCTTGTTCGAGACAGCGCCAACCCTGTCAATGCGCGTGCTTGCGTGGGCAGCTGAAGCCAGGGAAAGCGGTCACAAGATGGAGTTCGAGCGGTGGTCGGAAACTGTAAGCACCGTCATCGCAGGCGAGGTGGAAATGCCGGACCCTACCCAGCAGGACACGTCGGACGCGGAATAGCCAGCATTGCAGCAGCAACAGGCATCGCGCCGAGTGTCTTGTGGCAGCAGACGCCAGCTGACTTGGTGACGCTGGTCGCGGTATTGAATGAGAGGAGCAAGTAGTGGCGTTCGGCAGCAACCTTGCCAGCGGCAATACCGCCATTCGCTCCCCTGGTCTGCGCATAACTGACAACGGCACCATCGCTGACGTGCAACGCTGGATGGAAATGCTGGCGGAAGACCTAGACGACGGTATGGGTGCGGGCCTAATCGCTAAGGGCAGGGCCAGCAAGGAGATGCGCAGGGCCAGTAAGTCAATCGCGCAGCAGCTTGTAGTCCCAGCCGTTCACGCTGCAGCCAAGACACCATTCGAGCGCGCTATGGCGCAAACAGCTAGAGCCAAGAGCGACCGCATAGTTGTAGTCAAGCTGGGCACAGTCAATCCCAAGCTAAGTGGCTACAAGCGTGGCACCAATCCAAGGGTGCGCAGCGCGCTAGCGTTTGGCGCTGAGTACGGGCCACGCAAGGGCTACACAAGGGGCAAGACCGGCACTTACGCGCACAACCCTTACGGCAGAGGCAGGAACCCCCAGGGGTATTTCCTGGGGCCAGGTGTGCTGCGGAACCAAGCGTTACTGAATAAGGTGCGCGCCGCGTGGAACAAGGCCCTAACCGCAGTCATCTTCGGGCAAGGCAGCGTCATACGGGGAGGCCTGTAATGGGTATTCCTGGCATTGTAATCAGCATTGGCGCTGACACGAAGGACGCCATTACTGGCATCGCCAAAGTCAATACCGCGCTGGGCAAGAGCGCGACCAAGATGGAGAAATTCGGTGCGGGCGTCAAGCGCGCAACGGTGCCCGCAACTGCCGCCCTAGCTGCGTTAGGCGTAGCCGCGACGCGCGCGGCGCTCAAGGCTAGCGACCTTGAGGAAACAATGAACAAGGTCGACGTCGTATTTGGTGACGCTAACCAGGCCGTCAAGGATTTCGCTAAGAACGCGCCCGATGCGTTAGGGCAAACAGAGCAGCAGGCGCTCGACGCAGCCAGCACTTTCGGAATATTCGGTAAGGCAGCTGGGCTGGCGGGCGCTGACCTAGCCGATTTCAGTACCGAGCTGACCGTCCTGTCGTCTGACCTGGCGTCGTTCTACAACGAGGACCCCGCTGCAGTTATCGAAGCGATGGGTGCGGCGCTTCGTGGCGAGGCTGAGCCAATGCGGCGCTTCGGTGTGCTGCTAGATGACGCAACGCTGCGCGCAGAAGCGTTCGAGATGGGCATCTACAAGGGAACCGGCACGCTAACGCAGCAACAGAAAGTGTTGGCGGCGCAGCAAGTAATCCTGAAGCAGACAACTGACGCGCAAGGCGACTTCCTGCGCACAGCTGACGGCGCAGCTAACCAGATGCGCATATTCAAGGCCAACGCTGAGCAGCTGCAAACAGAGATGGGCGCTGCGCTACTGCCAACCCTGAAGGCCACAGTTACCGCAATGAGCAACTTCGCGCGGTGGGGGCGCGAGAATCAACTGCTGCTGAAGGTGCTGGTCGGTGCTGTAGCTGGCCTGTCTGCAGCGATTATTGCGTTGCGTATCGCTATGGCAGCGGCAACGACAGTGACGTGGGCATACAACGCAGCGGTCGCAGCCCTAGGCATTACTGCGCAGACAACTACAACGCGCCTGAAGTTGCTGGGCAAGGCAACTGTCGCCGTCACAGCGGTATTGGGTGGCTATGCCTTAGTGGCTGACAAAGTTTCCGACAAGATTCGCGACGTAGAGAAGCAGAGCGACGACTGGCTAACGCAGCTGCAGTTACTTGCGGGCAAGTCGAACAACGGCTGGCTCGACTTGGCTGCCATTGGCGTCCTGAACTTGAAGAACACTATCGACAAGGCCATACCTGGGAACAATGCGTATGCGGAAAGCCTGCG